TGCAAATAATCCTGAACCGCAGACTTCAAAGTTGCCAAAGTGAAACTCATGATGTGGTTACCTCCACGTTGCCAACACTACAGGATATTGCAAAAGTTTGCAATTGTGTGCCAAGGATACCATCTCCGACATTGGTGTAGACGGTAAAGAAATTGTTGTCGCTTGTCTCCGCAGGGCGAGGATCTTTAAGCGCCTGCGGATCAAGAGGCGTAGGCTTTCTCATTAACTGAGGATGTTTTGGTGACCACTGATCAGGGCCAACCAAGTAACCGTCCCAAGTTTTTTTCATATCGCGCAAGCGATAGCGAAAGCCTGTTATATCACAGATTCCCCAAGCTCGTTTGTTGGATGCAAAAGCCATGACTATGCGATGTTATAGCTTCTAAGATCTGGCGCGACCCTGAAACTTGCTCGCTCCTCATCTTGGCTCAAGGCTCTGGTAAACTCTTCTTCATAAAGCTGCTTGAGCATTTGAACCTTCTCAGGAGCTTTTTTGAGAGCCAGATAATAGGACAAACCAGCCGTCAGGCAGGGGTAAAACCGAAAAGGCATCTGCAAGGAATTAGCGCCACCACCAGCGTCATCCATTCGCGTCAACACGTTAACGTAAACGGTGTATGTGCTGTTTTTATCAGGCTGCGGCCAAACCGTAATGGTTGGGGATATCTGCTTATCAACGAAAAATTGATTAGGCTTGCCTGTTGTGGTTTTAGTCGCCAAGTGAGCGTATTCAGCTCGACTCATGCGGCTCAGCGGAACATCGGTGTTTGTGCCTTGAATTTCTTCTCTGACAAAAACGTCGAGCACATCAATTGCTGCCGTTGAATTTGTCGGGTCAAGATTATAGGTAATCGTTCCCGTCAGCATCGGAATTGCGTTTTGCTTGATCGTCCACTGGTTTAAACCACGGTTTGCCCACTCAGCCAACATTAGGTTGAGTGAGCGGGTCGCGGTCCGCAAATCATAACCAGTACGAAGCTCAAGTCCGCATCTCTCAAATGCTTCTTCGATGTATTCAGCAACATCTGGCTCGAAACTTTTAGTCCCGCTAACGGCCATTTATCGTCTCCTTTGACGAGTCATGCTGCCCCTTTTAGGGCTAGGGCGAGGCGGTTCTTTTCTTTTCCTGTCGCCCATTCCTTGGCTTTTGATACCCAAGGCATCAACCAGCGTAGCGCCAAGCCCTTCAATCCTGCGCGGAAACATTTTTCCAACATCTGGGTTTGGGCCTCTCATCGGGGGCGTTTGTCTGCCGCCTCCCGGCATTTTAGGCTCGTATGGCGATTCCGTTCTTCGACGAGCTTGGTCTCGTATCCGATCAAACATACTACCCCTACGCCTTCCGCCCCCAGTTATAGCTTTTCCAGACATTGCGTCAGCGATACTTTGAAGCTCTTCGCGTGAAGGCATGCTACGTCTGTTTCTGGTTCTTGGGTCTTTTTCAGTCCTTGATCCTGATCGCGTACGAGATTCCAAATAATCTTTTTTTGCCTTAATCCTTTGCATATCTTCTTCGGTAGGCTCACTAGCATCAATCGAAAAATTGTCAAAATCGATTTTTGGCATATATTTGTCATAAGGCGTTCGATTTCCTGCGACAATACCTCTGGATGGACCACTCCCGTCAGGAGGTATCTCACCCGCAAGAAATCCGGGTCCGCTCATACCGACTGGTTTAGCAGCTCCGCCCATTTGTTTTTTGGTCACCCTGCCGTATAAGCCAGAGTTTCCGACCGGTTTTCTGCTTTTATTCTTTTTCATCGCCTAAGTCCTCTTCGTTATTTTCGGCATATAAATTGTCGAAAACTTGATTAATATCCAAAGTATAGTCTAAATCAGATTTGCTGTAATGAATATGCTGACTCGGCAAGAAATCTGGTGCGCCTTCGCCGGTTTCAAACCATGCCGGGTGTGTGACCCTTACCCTGTTATTGGGCAACGCAACAATATTTCCGGTCCACTTCCCTGCATCCAGCAGTTCTAAAATATGCGACTGTTTATGCTGGGCAGGATCATCAGCAATTTCATTTTCTGCATAATCCACCGTGAAATAGTATTTTGCAGGATAAAATTTCCCGTCAATCTTAGCGAGCCAAGGACAAGGTGTGCAACGATCAAGGACATAAACAGCGTGATGATGAGAGCTGCAATCCCAAGGCTGAGCAGCCCAGACAGGCATTGGTTCAGGCCATTCTTCAAGCGGCGTGTCAGCGACCAGCCCTGTAATGGGCATTCTCGCCCACATTGCGCCACCGTGGATATTTGGTTCATCTTCATCAGCCTCGCAGCCCGTAAATAACACCTGAAACGAAAGACAGCGAGTCGGCATCGTGGTTACGCCAATAACCATGGCATGCAGAAACTCGCCGTGATACCTCTGATGATTAACTGTGTATTCGCGCCGCACCCAAGCCTTAAAGTATGGGATATTACTTTGCAAATACGCCATTAATTTTACTTCCCGTATAAACCAGAGGATTTTGATGAAGGCGCTCTGAATCCGCTCGTAGCGCTTGGTCGAGCAGTTCCTGCAACCTTGCCACCTTTTTTCATACCTTTAGCCTTCATCATGCCGCCTCTTTGCATGCCTTTGGCTTTCATCGCTCCGCCCATCTTCATGCCGAGAGGAGTAGCTTTTTTCCGACCTCTGCCCCTAGCGCCAGCTCGTTTTCCGGGCTTGTAGCCGTATTGATCGGACAGGTCTTGAATTACGCTTGTTGGCTGTTTGGTTCCCTCTGCGCCCTGAACAGAATCAAGAAGCCTTCTTTGTGCGCCGCTTAAAGTTGCTCGACGTTGTGCGCGTGTTTTTGGCGCTCCGCCCAGAGCATAACCTTTTGCTTTCATTTTCATCATCGCCTCCCAAATAAACCAGAATTGCCCGGTTTCTTGTTAATTGATCCGCCTTTTGCGGCGAAAGTTTTAACCATCGTAGGCTTGCCACCTACACCTTGTTTTTTAGCTCTTTTGCGTGTAACCGCACTCTTCTTTTGGCTTTCTGTCATCCCTGCCGCTTTTGCCGCTGGAACGCACTTTGGGTAAGCCCTTCCGCTTTTTTTTGATGCGCTTTTTCGGCCACATTGTTGGTATTTACCGTCTTTTTTTGGAGCGCCAATATCGACCCATTTTTCGCCAAACCATTTGTCTAGTCCGGTTCTAGCCACGAGGCACTCGCACTTGCTTGCGCTTGCTTTGCATCATTGCCCCGCAACCACGAGGTTCCATATAAACCGATCCGCCTGTTCGCATGTTTCTAGCGATTGCCTCGCCTCTTTTGCGCTCATACTTGCTGATACGCCCATCTTTGTTCAAGTCGCTTTTTTTGGCGTCAAACTTTTTGTTCACTTCTCCGCCCTCTGCTTTTTTAGCGCCAGTATATTTTCCGCCCATTTTCTTGTACTCCTTGACCATGTACGCATTTGCGTATGCTGACGGGTAAACATCAAACTTAGCCTTGGCCTTAGCTTTTGCTTTGGCGTAAAGACTAGGATTGGCTACATTTTTAGGGGCAGAAGAAGCCATAGTTACAATCCAAAACTTCCTTTATTAAAAAGGTTGGTGTTAAATTTCTGAGCCTGAAACGGCCCTTGATTGTAGGCAATTGGAGCACCTGTCTTTACATACCCTGAACCAACTCCGCCGCCGGGCATATTTGAAACATTCTTAACACCATAAGGGCTGCCCTGAGCGTACTGCGTCAAATCGTAGTTTATGCCTGTATCATAGGTTTGGCCTGCGCCGGGGATGAAACCGCCCATAAAGTTTTCGTAAGGCGTTCCGCTGAAACCGCCTACATTGGTATTTCCAGCACCGCCTTCTCCGCCAGCGCCTCCGCCAGTTCCTCCGCCAGTTCCTCCGCCAGTTCCTCCGCCAGTTCCACCGCTCGGAGGAGGTGTTTGAGTCTTCAGCTCGTCAATAATTGACTGCCTTAACGCGTCAACATCTACTTCTGCGGGTATTTGCCCCTGTAGCGCCGTAATCTGCTCTTGTATTGGGTTGATTGCGCCAGTTATAGCTTCTTGCCTTTGAGCGGCAATCGGATCAATTGCGGCTTGAATAGCTGCTTGCCTTTGCTTCTCAATCTGTGCGGGATCGAGCATCTGCCCCTGAAGGTCAGCTATTTGTGTGGTTGTACCTTTCAAAGACTCCTGCAATGCTGCAAGTTCCTCAGAGCTTGCCGTACCCTCCATCGCTTTTTGCAAA